GGCACTTTTTCGCCCCGACAGTTTGTGAGGGGCGACCGTTCCCGACTAAATGGCCAATCCCCACCTACCTGTCGTTGAGAAAGAGCGCCGCGGCACGGTTGTGGCGGGGCGTGAACGTCGTCGGCAGGTCAAGGCCGGATCGCCGCCCGATCCCAAGGCGAAGACGACGGGATCCCCGCGGGATTACGGGGGGATCGCGCGGCGGTACGTGGCGGATGTCCTGGCCGGGCGCATCGTCGCCGGCGTCTGGCTGCGGCGCGGCTGCGCCCGCCAACAGCGCGACCTCGCGCGGGCCAAGGCGGATCCGACGTGGTCCTTCGTCTGGAGCGACGCCCAGGCGCGCCAGGCCTGCGCGTTCATCGAGCAGTGCCCGCATGTCGAGGGGACCTGGCCGACGTCGCTGATTCAGCTCGAGCCGTGGCAGGTCTTTCTCGTCACGACGCTGTTTGGGTGGCGGCAGAAACGCGACCGCAGCCTGCGGCGCTTTACGACGTGTTACCTCGAGGTCGGGCGGAAGGCGGCGAAGTCGACGCTGATGGCCACGATGGCGCTCTACCACATGCGGCACGAGATGGAGGCGGGCGCGTGGATTGTGTGCGGGGCGACGACGGGCCAACAGGCGCGGATCGTCTTTCGGATCCTCCAGCGGATGGTGCGCCGCTCGCGCTGGCTGCAAGAGGTGCACGGGCTGCAGGTCTACGCCAATGCCGTCATCGACGCGACGGGGACGATTCAGCCGGTGAACGCCAAGGCCTCGACGCTCGACGGGCTGAACCCGAGCTGCATCATCCTCGACGAGTCGCACGCGCAGACCTTCGAACTGCACGACGTGCTCAAGAGCGCCCAGGGCGCGCGGCGCAATCCGCTGTTGCTCTGTCCGACGACGGCCGGCTACGACATGCTCTCGGTCGGGTATGCGCTGCGGACGCAGTTGACGAAGGTGCTCGAGGGGGTGTTTGACGCGGATCATCTCTGCGGGCTGATCTACACGCTCGATGAGGAGGACGATTGGCGCGACCCGCGGGTGTGGCAGAAGGCGAACCCGATGATCGGCCTCACGCCGAAACGGGAGTGGGTCGCACAGTACTGCCTGGATGCGCAGCAGGCGCCCGGCCTCGAGGGCGAGTTCCAGACGAAGATCTGCAATCGGTGGCTGCATAGCCATGCGAGCTGGTTATCGATGGCGGCGTGGGACGCGTGCGCGGATCCGACGCTGACGCTCGAGGCGTTCGCGGGCCGGCCCTGCTGGATTGGCGGCGACTTGGCGCAGGTCGACGACCTGGCGGCGGTCGCGCTGGTGTTTCAGGACGGCGATCAGCTCGTTGGGTTTGTGCGGTGCTATCTGCCCGAGCAGGTCGTGCACGAGCGCGCGCGCGCCGTCCCGGAGTATCGGCTGTGGGCCGAGGCGGGGCTGCTGACGCTGACCGAGGGCACGATGATTGACTACGGCCGCATCGAGCAGGACGTGCGCGGCTGGTGCCAGACCTTCGACGTGCGCGACATCGTGTTTGACCAGTTCGGCTCGATGCAGCTGATCGGGAACCTGTTCAACGCCGGGCTGCCGGCGCGGCAGGAACCCAAGAATGCGCGCACGTTCACGCCGCCGGCGCGCGAGCTCGAGGCGCGCGTGAAGCATCGGCGGTTCCGGCATGACGGCAACGCCTGTTTGAAGTGGCAGGCGAGCAACGTCGTGATCAGCCGCCGGATCGACGATTCGATCCTGCCGAAGAAAGAGTCCCCCGAGTCCGCGAACAAGATCGACGCGATCGACGCGCTGCTGCTGGCGATCAGCGCCGTGCTGCGGCAACCCGTGGTCGTGGCGCCGCCGGAATACCGGGTGTTCGTGCTCGGGGGCGCGTCGTGAAGAAACCGAAGACCGGCCGGCCGCCCTTGTATGACGTGCCGGCGTCGGATCGGATCTATGTCAACGTGACGCCGGCGCAACGCCTCGAGCTGCGGCGGGTCGCCCACGAGAATCGCACCGGCATGGCCGGGATCATCCGCGAAGCCGTCAACGAGTACGTGGCCGATTACGGCGACCGGGAGCCTTTCCCGCGAAGGAAACGCTAGCGCCGTCGGACACTAGCGCGCGTGACGCTCGGCGCGCACGCCCTCCTCCACATCAAGGCGCTGGATCTCGAGCAACGGACGATCAGCGGGATCGCCTCGACGCCCGAACCCGATCGCATGGGCGACGTGGTCGAGCCGCTCGGCATCACCTTCAAGAATCCCCTCCCGCTCCTGCTGTTCCACGACCCCCACAAGCCGGTTGGGATGGTCACCTTCATGGCGCCCACCGCTGAGGGCCTGGCCTTCACAGCGACGCTCCCGGCGGTGGCCGAGGCGGGCGTCCTGCGCGATCGCATCGACGAGGCGTGGCAAACGATCAAGGCCGGCCTGGTGGCGGGCGTCTCGATTGGGTTTCGCGCGCTCGAGCATGCCAAGCACGTCGCGACGGGCGGCACGCGGTTTCTGAAAACGGAGATCCTTGAGTTGTCGCTCGTCACGATCCCGGCGAACGCCGCCGCCACCATTCACACCGTGAAATCGCTCGACCTGGCCGCGCCTGGCCTTCACCCGTCCCGCGACAGGGACCCCTCGCCGATCGTGCATGTCACGAAGGGTGCGCCAGTCATGACCATTACCGAACAGATCACGGCCCTCGAGCACAAGCGCGCCGCCCATGTGGCGCGGATGAACGAGATTCAGACCAAGTGCGCCACGGACGGCCGCTCGAAAGACGACGCCGAGCGCGCGGAATTCGCCACGCTGCAAACGGAAGTCAAAACGATCGATGCGGAGCTCGTCGACGCGCGCGAGATGGAGCGGATCAACATCGCCCAGGCCAAGCCGGTCGCGGCGGCGCCGCTCGAAAAGAAGGCGATGGGCCTGATCACCGTCACGTCGCCGCTGCCGAAGGGGACCGCGTTCATTCGCATGGTGTGCGCGAAGGCCGTGTGCAATGGCAACGTGTTCGAAGCCGCCGAGTACGCCAAACGGTGGAACGACACGACGCCAGAGGTCGCGCTGACGCTCAAGGCCGCGGTGGCCGCCGGCAATACGACCGACGCCGCCTGGGCCGGGCCGCTCGTGAATCAAAATATTTCGAACGATTTCATCGAGCTGCTCCGGCCGGCGACGATCCTGGGCAAGATCCCGGGCCTGCGCGTCGTGCCGTTCAATACGAAAGTGCCGGCGCAAAGCGCGGGCGGCACGTACGGGTGGGTGGGGGAAGCCAAGCCGAAGCCCGTCACGAAACTGGCGTTTACGTCGGCCTCGCTCGCGATTTCCAAGGCGGCGGGCATCATCGTGCTCACCGAGGAGCTCGTACGCCTGTCCAATCCATCGGCCGAGGCGCTCGTGCGCGACGACATGATCAAGGGGATTGCGCAATTCCTCGACGCGCAATTCATCGATCCCGCCGTCGCCGCCGTCGCGGGCGTCAATCCGGCGTCCGTCACCAACGGGGCTCCGACCGCGGCGGCGACCACCAGTCCCCTCGCCGACATCCTGGGGCTGATTCAGCACTTCGCGACGAACAACATCGCCGTCGATGGCGTGACGTTCATCATGGCGGCCGCCAACGCGCTCTCGCTGTCATTCCGGACGAACCTAGACGGCTCGCCGATGTTCCCGGGCATCGGGATCAACGGCGGCAGCTACCGCGGGCTGACGTTCATCACGAGCCAGGCGGCCGGCGCGAATGTGATCGCGCTGCAGCCCGCGCTGGTGCTCTATGCCGACGATGGCGGCGTGACGATTGACATGTCGCGCGAGGCCTCGCTGCAGATGGACAGCGCGCCCATGTCGCCGGCCGACGCGACGACGGTGTACATCTCGCTCTGGCAGAACAACATGGTCGGGCTGCGGGCGGAGCGGTTCGTCAACTGGCAGAAGGCGAACGCGAACGCGGTCAAGTATCTGACGGCGGCCGCCTATCCGGCGCCCTCGACGACGACGACCGGGACCGGGCGCAGCCTCGAGGTGGAGCCGCCGCACGACGAGCCCCGGCCGCGCAAGTAGCGACATGGGCCTTCTGGACTCCGTCCGTGCACGGCTCGCGCGCGCGATCGCGCCCGCCACCGCCGCCCCCGTCCGCGGGAGCGGTGGCTGGTGGCCGATCGTGCGCGAACCGTACACGGGCGCCTGGCAGAACAACGACGAGATCACGACGGACACGGCCCTCTCGTACTGGGCCGTGTTCGCCTGCGTGACGCAGATCGCCTCCGACGTTGCCAAGCTGGCGCTGTGCCTGGTCGAGCAGGACGCCGAGGGCATCTGGTCCGAGACGACGAATCCGGCCTACTCGCCGGTGCTGCGTAAGCCGAACCGGTACCAGACGATCGTCAAGTTCCTCGAGCAGTGGATCGTCAGCAAGCTGCTGCACGGCAATACGTACGTGCTCAAGCAGCGCGATCAGCGCGGCGTGGTCGTCGCCATGTACGTGCTCGACCCGACGCGGGTAACGCCGCTCGTGGCGCCGGATGGCGCCGTCTACTACCAACTGTCGCGCGATGACCTGTCGGGGCTCACGCCGGCCGCGATCGAGCTGGCGCCGGTGGTGCCGGCCAGCGAAATCATGCACGACGTGATGGTCCCGCTCTTTCATCCCTTGATTGGCGTGACGCCGATCTACGCCTGCGGGATGGCGGCCCTCCAGGGCACCAAGATCCTGGACAACGCCACGAACTTCTTTGCCAACGGCAGCCGGCCCGGCGGCATTCTCACCGCGCCCGGCTCCATCAGCGAGCCGCAAGCCACGAAGGCCAAAGAGACGTTCACCCGTGAGTTCAGCGGACCCAACGCGGGCAAGCTCCTCGTGCTGTCGGACGGGCTGAAGTACGAACCGCTCGCGATGAATGCGGTCGATGCGCAGCTGATCGAACAGTTGGGGTGGACGGAAATTCCAATCTGCGGCTGCTTTCACATGCCGGTGTTCATGATCGATTCGACCAAGACGCCCGCG